CTCACTGAGCGGGAAAAGGAGTTTCTGGGATTTGGGAGCCAGGGCCGCTTCGCGCTCAACTATTGCGCCCCGGTCGTGGACGCGGTATGGGAGCGGCTGCTGCTAGCGACCCTGACTTCCAAAGACGCCGCCTTTGCAGAAATGGCTTGGCAATGGTGGCGGCAAAACCGCATGGACGAAAAGCAGGACTTGGTACACCGTGGGGCGGTACGGGACGGCGAGTATTTTATCATCGTAGATCAAGACGATGAATTGCAACCGCGTTTCACTCCCCACCCGCGCTACACCGACCCACAGGACGGCGGTACGGGATTCGGGTGTAAGGCGCACTATCCCTATGGTCTGACCATATTACCGATGCTATATGCTAGCAAGCGTTGGACGGAAACCGTGATTACAAATGGCAGACGAGATACTCGCCAGCGACTAACAGTGTATTATCCTCACGAAATCCGCAAGTATCGCATGGCCGCGCAGGGCCGCGAGGCTGGCTGGATAAAGCACGCCGACGAAGGCGACGCCGCGTGGCCGCTGACTTGGGTAGACGCGCGCGGGCGACCCCTGGGTATTTCGGCGATCCACTTCCGTAACCCCGACGGCAAAAGCGAATTATGGGACGCCATACCACCACAGGATGCTATCAATAAAACCGCCTTGGACATATTAGCAATTGCTGACGCCGCTGGCTTTCCTATCCGTATCGCACGCGGCTTTTCTTCTACCACTGACGGCAAGCCGCCCGCCAGCGATGGCGGCAATTATATGAAGCTTACTTCTGGGTGCTGGATTGAGATACCCAAAGATGCCGACGCCTTCAACCTTGAACCCGCCGACCTCACCGGGCCATTGGCGGCCCTGGATTCCTGGATCGTCAAACTGGCGCAAATCACCGGCACGCCCACCAGTCGCTTCCAACTCACCCGCCAGATTGCCGCTGAGGGTACGCTTAAACAGCAAGAGGCGGTATTGTTGTCAAAGGTGCGGGTGCGCCAGACACGCTTCGGCAATTCCTGGGAGGATATGTTTTACATGGCGCGGCGACTGGCAAACCTGAGCGGCGCGGGCCTGAGTGAAGATGCGCTCCTGGAAACCGAGTGGGAGCCGGCGGCCATGCGTGACGAAAAAGAACACATTGAAACCCTGGGGCTTAAGCATGAGAAATTAGAGATACCGCTGGAGACCCTGTGGGGCGAGGCCGGATACCCACCGGAGGAAATCGCCGCCATGCAAGCCACCCCGGAGTGGCAAGCGCGGATCACCCTACGGCGGCAAGCGGCGGCTCTATTGGGAGGAGGCGCAGAAGATGAGTAAAAGTAAATTGGGCGCAAAGGTTTTTGAGGCACTCAAACTATTGACTACCGAGCAGGCCGACGCTCTTATCGGCGAGGCCCCGGAACAACACGGTATCCTCATTGCCGCCGTGCAAGAGGAAATGGGACTACTCTACGCTTTGCTCTGTAAGCGCGCCGGTTTGCGGAACAACAAGCGCAATCAACGGCTAATGAGCCAAGCGCAATTGGTACTCATGCAGTTAGTACATTTCGCGTTTGCCCTGGGTGTAAGTCATGCTGGTAAAGGCGACGCGGCAGAGGGCGATGACCAACCGTAACGCCTCCCTGCGCGCCGCCCAGCGCACGACCCGTGAATTGGGGAAGCTGTTCGCCCGCCTGGGCACGGCGCAACACCCACGCGGCGCGGTGCTGGTCGCTTACCGCAATGCCCGCCGCGCCATGCGTGATGTGCTCCGGCGCAATTCTGTCCTGGCGCAATTCGAGGCGCGTGAGGTTATGGGTGCGCTCAAGTGGCGTGTCCATGATATTGCTGTGACCGCCCTGGGCGACGCCCGTTATTTGGGTCGTAAACAGGCAGCGGCGGAGGTCGCCGTGTGGGAATTGAGCGGCACTGGTCTGGCAACAAGCAACGGCGAAGCCGCGCTGGACGCCTGGGTGGGGATTGTAGAGCAGCAAGAACGGGTTATCCTGGCAACAATGGCGACCGGCGATCCGGCAGCCATCCTGGGCAGCGATACCACTATTGGTATTCTGCAACCCGCACCCGTAACACGCGAAGGGAACAAGTGGCTGGCGTCAGCAGCGGCCCTGACGATGTTCGGTATTTTGTCTGGTGCCTTCCGGCGGTCGGGGCACGCCTGGGACAAACAGGCCATTGCCAACATTGACGCTCGTACCACTGATTGCTGCCTGGGCGTGCATGGTCAAATCGTACCTGTGGACGGGGAATTTTATACGCCTGATAGCCCCGCCTATGCTGACCAGCAAGCCTGGCATCCGTTTCACGACCATTGCCGGACTTCGGTGGTCTTTCTACCACGGGACGCGCCTGAAGATGACCTGACGCGGACGCTATTGGGAGAGACACAGCACGAGCACGCCTTGCGTCGGAACGCAACGGAGCGTATAATCACCTTACGCGAGGAGTTGGTCGGACACGGGGCAATTCCTGACGGACGCCGGCGCAGCGGGGATAGCGCCGCCATCATTGATTTGCGAGCGAAACTAACACGCCTGAAACGTGGGAGGGGACGATGACTACTGCCCGCTGGCGCAGCCTGGCCGAGACGTTCCATCGCGTTTTGGTCATCTTGGACGACTGGCTTTGTGATGAATGTGGCTTCTCACGCAAGGCGCGGGGCAAATATTTGACAAAGCCGTCGTAGTATGTTATAATTTTCATAACGCACGAATATAGGGTTCGCGTCAAGCCGCCCGCTGTTTTGAGAGCAACGCAAGTTCCTCTCTGAACGGTGGGCGTTTTTTTGTGCTTCAATCACATTTAGGGGAGGTATGGCGAGATGCCAGCAGATACACAGGGCGAGACGCTCACAGAAGTATCCGCCGATGAGACACCGGCGGCGACCGCGTCGGGAGAGCCGACACTTGAAACCTTGCAAACCAGACTGACCGAGACACAGGCCGCGCTAAAACGCGCCAATTCCGAGAGCGCCGGACGGCGCAAGCGGCTTGAGGCGTTTGAGAAGGCGCAGACTGACCGTGAAACGGCTAAATTGTCAGAGATTGAACAGGCGCAAACGCTGGCGGAGGAGTGGGAGGGGAAATACAACTCTCTTTCCTCAGAGTTAGCCGCCGCGCGCTTGCGACGGGCGTTCTACGAGGAGGCCGACGTGCAAAAGATGGTTTTCGTCAATGCACAGGCCAAGCGCGACGCTTTTTCGCTGGCTAGCCTCACGGACGTGACGGTCAAGGACGGGCAACCGGTGGGGATTACTGCGGCCGTCAAGGCCCTGGGCAAATCACACCCGCACCTGTTCGGTGCGCCAATCGCAGCCAAAAACATCAATTCCGGCGCGGCCGGACAGGGCCATAGCAAGGCCACGGAAGATCAACTCATAGAGTTCGCCGCCAGCCTGGGATTGGAGACCAAGTATCTTGATCCCTCCCTGGTAGCGCGGGCCATTCAATAAAATAGCGGAGGTACAATCATGGCTTCAATTACTATTGGCACGGATATCAAGCCCCTGGGCGGGGCCATCATCCGGCGCGGAACGCTGGGCGACACCGTCACCAAAGGACATCCGGCTACACTGCAATCGGATGGCTACTGGGATCATACCGATACCAGCGCCGCCCAGTTGACCGTGGCCGTGGCTGTCCAGGGCGGCAGCTCCGGCGAGCGCGTGGACTTGGTGATGTACGGGCCTATCAAATGCTTGAGTGGAGCGACCCCTGGCGCGCTGGTCTACGGATCGGATACTGCCGGGGCTTATGATGACGCGGTGGGCACGAAAGACCTGGTGATTGGCTATGTCGAATCATCCACGGTGCTGTTCGTCAAGCCGCAGATCATTGACTTCAGTTAGTGAACAGGAGAGGAGATAATAATGGCTACAGGACGACGTGATACTACCTCCCTGGTCATGCTGACTGGGTGGGACGCGACCGCGTTACAGAAGTTTGAATTACAGGACGGTACGACCTACGGGTCAGTCGTGGCATTACTCAACGCGGGCCTGGCAGGCCTGAACGCTGAGTTTAGTGCTGACTGGCTGACCGGACTGTATAGTGTTACCGACCAGCCCGACCTCGAATACCGTGTGGGTGTGAGCAACGGCATGGAAGATCACACCGAGTACGGGCTGCCCGACGCCCAGCGCGCCGAGACTGAGGGACACATGCTGCCCCTCAAGCAGCGCGACCGGATGTTAGGCTGGACTTACGACTATCTGCGCGATGCGCGGATGGAGCAGATTGAGGCCGACGTTGCCGACGCGCTCAAGGACGTGCGTGACAAGCGGCGTCAGCGGATTCTGCGCCGCCTGCTCAAGCGTGGTGATGACTCTGGTACAAGCCTGAAGTTGGGCAGTGGCGGCTACTCACCTGGCTTTGCTACCGCTGCGGCCTCAACTTCCGTGGACTACACCCCGCCGGCCAACGAGGGTACGAGTTTTGACAGTGACCACGAACACTACGTGGGTATTGGCGGCGGTGCCTTTACCAACGCCGTGTTTGAGGATGCCTACGATGAATTGCGAGAGCACGGCCTAGAGCCGCCCTTTGACTTTATCATCGGCCCCAGCGACCGCGTGGCGGTAGAGGCGTTGAGTAAATTCACCGGCGCTGCTGATAGCCTGATTATCTACGGCGCAACACAGGATCGCGCGCGCGTCCCCGGGGAGTACATCGGCAGCATTGAGCACTTTATGGTGCGTGAGGTACGGGGGATTCCGCAATACTACGGTTTTGGCTGGAAGAATTTTGGCCGCCTGAGCCGCTCCAACCCCCTGCGCCTGCGCTTCCACAAAGGCGAGACGGCTTTCCGGGCACTGGCGATGCCGCACCCCAATGCGGGCACGGGCATTGTCCCACTCCAAAACCTCATGCTGTTTGTGGAGTTTGGCGTGGGCGTGGCAAACCGCACCAATGGCACGGCGCGTTACGTCAATAACGCGACCTGGGCTGACGGCACGGCTACCTAAAACACAGTGTGAGGGGGCGGGGCTTTATCCCCACC